CCTGTCAACACACCTAGACCAATACCTAACGCACTACCCATACCAGCACCAAGTAATCCAGCACCGAATGAGCCAAGTAACCCACCACCAATAGCACCACCAACACCCCCTGCAAGTTGCCCTGCCATACCGAGGTATTTTCCTGTTGAGTTTTGTTGGAAACCTTCAGCAATATTGAAATCTTTACCTACATCTGTTCTGATTACCAAGTTAGTTACACCACCAATGCTGCTTTCAATGTTTTTCAAAGAGCGTAACATAGCTGAAGTAAGAGGTAACATCAAATCACTGTTTTCAGATAACAAGTCTATTGAGTTAGCAATACTATCTGATTTAGCTTCTGTATCACCAAAGACTGTTCCTGTGCCTTGATTTGATGTATCAACATAAGAACCTCCACCTCCACCACCAATAGCAATACCAATACCAGCGAGTAAGGCTATCATAGCAGCAGCAGAAGCAAAACCAACAGGAGGTGGAGCTTGAGCAGCAGAAGCTACAGCACCTTGAGCTTGAACCACGTTTAAACCCATCTGTGCTGTTATTTTGGTTGCAATACCACCGATAAACATAGCCATATCTTTTGCATATCCTGCAAGTTTAATAGCTATAGTTTTAATAGTGTCTTTCTTTTCCCAAAGAGCAAAAGCAAGCTTCTTAGCTTGTAACGCCATTTCTAACGCACTAACAACTTTATAACCTTTACTGTTCTCTTTAAAGAACGATTTAGCAAACTTCAAACCTTGACCATAAGCAATATCTACAGTTTCAGCTTTTTGTTTTTGTAAATCTTTTTCTAAAGCTACTTGTTTTTCAATCTCTGTTGTTATGTTATTAACAGCAGTTTGATTCCCAAACATATCTTCAACAAAAGATTGTGTTTTAAGGTCTTCAATTTTAGCAGCAACTAAAGCAAGATTCGACTCTAACTGACCACTTCCACCTACAAGAGCATTTAAACCATCAAGAGCTTCTTTAAAAGGATTACCAAAGTCACCAAACACTTCAAAATCAACTTTACTAAAGTCACCTAAAGGGTTAGCTTTTTGTTCTTTCATCTTAGAAGCATAAGCTTCTGCAAGGGTTACTAACTTTCTATTAGCTTCAATACGTTTAGCTTCTTCATCTGTAATGAATAGATAGGTATTCTTAACATCTCTAAGGGTTTCACTTTCACCTGATAACAAACTATTTAAAGAGAGTTGATTCTTAATGCGTTCGTTTAATAAATCATTTTCTTCTTGTCTGATAAGTTGTCTTTGGGCATCTGTGTATAACAAACCTTCTGTAGTAGCAAGGAGTTTGGCTGCGGATATAGTTGCTGCTGTATACACACCCATCGTAGCTGCTGTCAGGAAAGCACGTTCTCTATTTAACGCATTAATCTTTTCTTCAACATCAGATAAAGCTTTCTTGGCTTCAAGTTGTTTTTGCATGGATACAGTTTCAGCCCGAAGTCGCCTTTGTTCTGTAGACAAACCTTTCAACCCTGCTTCTTTCTGAATGTTCTCCAATCTAGCATAGGAAGCTCTGACTGTCGCTTCTTCTAAACTTAACCCTTGACTAAGGAAATAATTAAGTAAAGTTTGTTGTTTGATTTGATCTGCAATGGAATATTGTTGTGCAACTAAAGTATTGTGCATATTCTGGGAAGCTGCTAACAACCCCTCAGAATTAGCTGCAAACCCTGCTTGAGCAAGGGATCGTGCAACGTCGTAACTTACACCTTGTTCTTGTAGAGCTAGAACCTTTGTTAGTAATAATGTTTCGTTTTCAAGATCACCAAGCATATCAAAACGAGCTAAAGCTTTCTTGGCTTCTGCAACTTCCAATGCTTTAGCCGTATCTGTATAAGCATCGTAGTAATCTTTTTCAGCAGCAATCTTAGCAACATCATAATTTACACCATTAGCTTTGAACATATTTAAACGCTCTACAATGTCAATCTGATCTTGATAGTTCTTACGGACACCTTCTAGGCGTTTTAATTCATTCTCAGCATCTTTATTCGCTTTATCGGCTGCTTCTTTTGCTTTCTTCTCAGCTTCATCTTTCTTAGCTTGTATTTCGCCTTGAATTTTCAAAGCTTTAGCTTGTTCTTGGGTAATGTCAAACCTTTGTTGTAATTCTTCTTTAACAAGTTTTAGATTTTCAGCATTAGCAACAACACCTTCTTTTTCTAGTAGTAACTTAGCATACTCTGAGAGGTATTGGCTATCTGTCATAGCCTTTTTCTCTTTTTCTTGTAAAACCAAATCTTTGTTCTGTTGCTTTAAACGATCTACAATATCAGATACACTTCCTGTAGATTCTTCTGTTTTCTTAACGCCAAGACTTAATAAGTCAAACCCTGTTACTACTTCACCAGTGAATCCTTTAATGTCTTTGATTGCACCACGATAATTCCCTAACCCTTCACCTAACCTGTCTGCTGCTTTTGTAAACCCTGCAAGGTTCAACCCTTTTTGAGCTAAAGATATAAAGTATTCAAAAGGTTTTAGCACAAGCTCAGTTAGTCGTGTTCCAATATTTACGATAACAAAAGGTATTTTGAGTAAGGTGTCTGTCATGACAATCAAAGACGTTTTAACAGCATCGAAAGTTGCTTTCCAAAAACCTATCTTTTCTCCACCTTTGACAATCCAACCTACAACATCAATAAAACCTGATACAAGAGAACCTAGTAAATCCCAAATAACTTTTAACATGTTAAGGAAACTATTTAACGTACTATCTGCATCTTTCAAGCTCGCTAAGAAACTTTTACCAAAACCTTCAAGCGACTTAACAACAGAACGGATACCTTCAACAATAGAAGTTGTAAAACCAGTTTGCTCATTAAAAGTATTAACAAACAACTGATAAGCAACCATACCTTCATTAAAAGCACCTGAGATTGTTTGTCCCATTTGTGCAGCTTCATACTCAAGTTGAATTTTCTGATCGAGTAGTGCTGCACTAACTAACTCCATTGTAAGCTTACCAGCAGCAGACATTTCTTTAAGCTTTTGCGCAGCAATACCAGCACCATCAGCAATAGCTTGTAACAAACGCGGGGATGCTTCTGCTAACGATCTAAACTCGTCACCAGCTAATTTCCCACTTGCCATTGCCTGACCAAACTGAATAGTAGCTGATGCAGCTTCTTGTGTATTTACACCACCGATAAGCATTGCTTTACCAAAAGCGTCTACAATAGCTGTGGTCTCTGCTACACCACCTTTAATTCGTTGAATAGGAGGTAGTAATTTAGTAAATAATTTACCTGTGTCTGATAATGAAGTTCTATTCTCTTTAGCAATATCCCCAAGATTACTCATTACATCGTTGACTTTCATATTGACAGGTAAGTAGATACCAAGACGTTGTGTAAGGTTTTGCATATCATCTGCTGTTTCAACAAATGATGTTCCTAACCTACCTAGTGCTGTAATAACACCATAGATAGCAGCAGAAAGAACAGCATATTTAGCAATACCTAATGTTTGTCCTAATAAACCTGACGATCTACTATTGCTCCCACTACCACCTGTATTACCACCCAAGTTAATATCTGTACGTGATCTTGTATTCCTAATTCTTGCTATAGTATCAGCGTATTCTTTTAGTACGCTTAACTCAGGAGTTACTTTAATCTCAATCTTTACTTTCTTACTACTCAACTTATCAAAAGCTTTTGACAATCTTTCAACATCAGTCACTTTAGGTATCTTAACAGCAATATTCAAAGAAATGTTTTTAAGTGTCTTTAACTTTGCTTTTAACCGATCTAGAGCAACAATAGTAGTTGTTACATTAACATTAATTGTTTTCCCTTTTAAAGCTTTTAAATCTTCCTTAATTTTAGTCACGTTACCAACAGTGGTCAACTTTATTTGAACATCTTTAATGCTTCTACGAAGTTTCTCAATCTGTTCTAAGTTTGATTTAACTTGAGAGTATCCTGTTAAAGAAAGTTTCATGTTGGTGTCTTTGACACGCTTCTGTAAAGTTTCTAAATCTTTAAGTTGTTTGAATACTAAGTTCTTTTCGAGTTTAAGTTTTAGAAGAAATTGCTTTTTACTGATCTTGTCTGCTTTCGTTAATAAGTTATCGACCTGTGTATTAGCATCTTTCAACCCTGTAGTTGTTACTAGAAAACCAATCTTAACTAAATCCATAGTTCTTCCTCAATGTATATATCTTTTGTTATTATTTGGAAGGCTTATCTTTACTTTGTTTGTTATAATGTTTTAACCACATATTATCCCATAACCTGATAAGCTCTAATTCATATGGTTCAGGGAAAGTATCTTCTAAAGTAAAGAATGCAAGCATTTCTTGATAGCTAATAGCAGAAAAACCTCCAAAACCACCTGACTGTCTCGTTTGATTTAATCGTAAGAAATACGACCATGCAAAATGAGCAGCCATAGGAAGTATTGGAGGTTCACTTTCTGTTGCTTCTTGAATTACTTTTGGTGTTGCACCGCCCATAGCAGCAAGAAATGGATTCTCTTTAGCTGCTTCTAGGTGATCATTTACAGTTGACCCATCAGACGTTTGTTGATTGTATTCAATCTGATATTGGCAATACTCAATACAGTCATCAAGAATATTGCTTAGATGAAATTTGCAGCATTGTCACTTTCTTCAAGCACTTGTGTACGTGCCCAATCAAGTTCTGTCATAATGCGTACAATATTCTCTTGTGTAGGTTCTACAACCTTACCGTCATCTTCTAAGCCTTTCCATGTAACAATACGTGCTACTGCTGATTCAATCAATGTTGCTTCTGCTTCATCTAAGTCGATAGGTTGTTCACCTTTATTACGCTTCTTAGCTTGTAGCTCTTTCATTTGCATCTTGTTGAATAAATCTTTACTATATTTCTTCATCTTAGGTGATAAGTTACCACGTACAGTAATGAAGAAATCTGTTGAACTACCATCAGGTAATTTAACTTCAAATTCGTGTCCTGCTTCAGCTTGTTCAGCAAGGTTAATTTTCTTAATATCAAAAGCCATGTTATGTTTCCTCAAAAATAAATAAAATATAAAATTAATAGTAGGAGGACTTTCACCTCCTTGTTGTTATTCGTGTTAAGGTTGAATAACCTTAATATTCGTTAAACAAGAGTAGAATCTTGAATCATAATTGTTGTTGCTTCAAAACCATTTGCACCATTACCTTTAAGGGCTTGGAATGAGTTTTGAGATACAATACCTTTCTCACCATCATCTTTAGTATCTGTAGACAGTTTAAGACGTGGTAGAGTGAAAGACATAAACTCTGAATTAGGTAAGCTGTTCGCAGTTAAAGCAACTACTAAACTAATCTCTGCTTCTGTATCAAAGTAACCAGCAAACGTACCATCTTGATAGAGAGTAGAGAAATCACCATCTACAACAATACGACCTTCATAAATCTCAGGTTTGATATTACTACCAACAACTGCTTCAGAAGTCATATTACGGTTAATGTTGATGTTAGCTGCTGTTACAAGAGCAACAGGAGAACCGTTTACAATCAAAGCACCATTTACAGCAGCAAAGATACCATTATTACCTTGAGCAGTAGGTGAAGTGAAGTATTGTGATGTACCACGTTGCTTCAAATCTTGACCCATGAAACTAATATCAACAGTTGTCAAACCAGTCGCAGGGAGCGCAATACCAACAGTATTTACTTTATTACCTACAAATACTTCTGATTGACCAATATCTGACTGCCAAGACTCAAAAGAGTAAGAGTCATCTGTATGACCAGTTGTAGGTGCATAAGTTGTCTTACCTGAAACGGTATATGTACCACCTGAAGCAACTGTTTCAGGAGTTAATGTTGCACCATTTAAAGCAACTACTGTAGCTACTGTCGCAGTTAAAGCAATAACGAGTAAGTTCTTATTATTGTTGTTTGTTGCAAAACCAGTTAATCGAATACCATTACCAACACGAACACCATCAGTAAGGAAGCTACCTGTTGTACGAGTAATTGTATATGTACCTGTTACAGAAGCAATTGTTGTACTACCTAAAGCACTTGGAGTAGCTGCTGTCCAATTACGAGCTAATGATGAAGCTAAGAAATCAGAATATGCCCCTGCACTTAATTCACCAGAGATGTTACCCTCTACTGCACGTACACCATGACGGAAATCAGTTAATTGGTAATCTGTACGGATTTCTTCTGATTGATATGTTTCTTTAGTTAAGTTGAAAGAAGAACTAACTCGTCTAATTGTCTGTGCGCCTGATGCAGAAGGCAATGTACCGAATGTTGTCTCTTTTT